TGTTACCGGAAGACGCCGCGAAACATGCCCTTCGTTCTGCCAGAGCCTGAGCCATTTGAAAATAACATTATCATTGACGCCATTTTCTCGTGCAATCTGTGTAACACAAGCTCCAGGTTGTGATGCCAGTTCAACCATACGAAGTTTGAATTCATTCGAATACTTTTACGAGGTTCTTTTCGCCAGTCCTGTAATTCCATACTTAGATGTCCGTCTGTGTCAGATGGGCGTCTAAGTTACCAATTCTTGTCTAATGGCTACATACGGCGGTCGGTTTACGCTTACTCTAATTCGTCAGATTCTGACCAGACGGTTCAGGCTGTACGCTTACGATTCTTTAGGCAGATAATAATTTTGATCAGCCCATTCAACTGCCGTCATTGGTACAACCCTGACCAGAGGCTGCAGCGCAACCGAAACGGCAGCCATCATATTATTCAGTTGTTGCTCTGATATATTCATCGAGTAAATCCGGTAATTTATCCCCTGCCCGCGCACACTGATTTGCCCCCTTAGCAATAAGGGTTTTCAGATGGTCAAGATGGCGCGGTGTTAAATCAGGAAACTGTCGCTGCATGGATAAAGGGATGGAATCAAGCGTACTGGATAACGCCATTGCCAGCTTACTGAGGGCAAAAATACAGAATCCGGTGTCAATAAGCTTACCTTCGGTTACCTGATTTTTAAGTTTTTGAGCTACGGCCTGTTCTTCTGTCAGTTCAGCTCTGGCCCGAAGCAGCCTTTCCTCCAGATCGCCCTCGTCATCAGGTATTCTCTGATTGTGTTGTCGCCGCTCGCGATCTATCTCCAGTACAGTTTTAACGTCATAAAAAACTTCCCTCCCCCGACGCTCAACAGGAGGAACGCCCCATTTATCAAATGCCTGAACAGATATACCGATGGAGGAGGCCATATCACTTTTATTCAATAAAAAGGCCATCTCCTCTCCATAAGCCATCGATAAAAAGCGATACAACAACCATGTGTTTTTACAAAACCATTTGATATCATTGACATTTTTCGCATTGACGACATCAAAACACATCGTAAGGTTGTTGTATTTATTTTATTTTCACCTTACTTATCAATTAGATATGCCAAACAATTAAACAACAACCACCCCCTCAAAAAATCTCATAAATAGCGAAAACCCGCGAGGTCGCCGCCCCGTAACCTGTCGGATCGCCGGAAAGGACCCGCAAAATGATAATAATTATCATCTACATGTCACAACGTGCATCTACGCCATCAAACCACGTCAAATAATCAATTATGACGCAGGTATCGTATTAATTGATCTGCATCAACTTAACGTAAAAACAACTTCAGACAATACAAATCAGCGACACTGAATACGGGGCAACCTCATGTCAACGAAGAACAGAACCCGCAGAACAACAACCCGCAACATCCGCTTTCCTAACCAAATGATTGAACAAATTAACATCGCTCTTGAGCAAAAAGGGTCCGGGAATTTCTCAGCCTGGGTCATTGAAGCCTGCCGTCGGAGACTAACGTCAGAAAAGAGAGCATATACATCAATCCAAAGTGATGATGGATGAACATCCCGGTTTCTTCCACCATCGCACCGGAAAAGCGACTATGAGGGTAACCCTGCGTCTGTCAGCACAGTAAAACCCGGTGTGCATCGTTTTTGATTATTCCCGCACACTCACGCAGAAGGAATTCCCCGTCGGGCTACGGTCATGGTTAATGCGGGAATACGGCGACGATACAGCGCATAATGTGTCAGGCTTGAATACCTTTATCGAATCCCGGTAATAAAAACTGTCCCTGTCTCTCCAGACGTTCCAGCTTTGCAAGCAATTGAGGTTTTTTCGTTCTCCCCCAGCGATTGAGCAGACGGCCTGACATGCTGGCGACATCCTTCTCTTTCATGTACTCCAGCATTACGGCGTTACGTTCTGCTTCATAACTTTCGCTGTACTTACGGAGTTCTGCTGACATCCAGTTAAACGCATTGATATAGGCTTCTTTAACAGCATCGGCTTTTGCGCCGTTAAATCCCATAACCAGCATAACGAAGCCACTAAAGTCCATGCGGTAGTAAATCTGTTTCTTGTCGAAAATCCCTAAGTCATTGATTTTCTCGACGGCCCAAAAATGGGTTGTCGAGAATTCCTCAGAACATCTCAAACATTTAATAGCCCTAATCACATGCTGATGGCGTTTACCAAATGCCCTGGCAATCTGGAAGGTGTCAGTTACCGGTTGACCTTCTGCTGCGGTAACTAACTGGCGAAAGTCGAAGTCATGATTCGCAATTAATTCATTCATGGCGTTGCCTGCTTCTTTGAAATGAACCTTTGCCGCACAGGAAACCAGCCCACCGAGGCTCGCCAGCACTAACTGGTATCCTCAAAGGCCCATTCCAAAGGGTCAGGTTCGGTGTTTATTGTGCGCTGCGGTGCGCGGTGAAATACCTATACAAAAACGCCCCGCATCTGCGAGGCATTTTCCTGAAAGTCACTTGTTAAATTTCAGTGAAATTAAAATTATTTTAAGCACTGCGTCCTGATGTACTCCTGCAGGTAGTTAACCTGCGCGGTTATCCTGTCGATTCCACTTCGGAGACGGTAATAATTGAGTTCAGCATCTGCTGTAAGTCCTGGGCTTTCTCCATCGCCCATGCCGCTGGCTCCGGTCTTTGACTTTGCACAGGAGGCGGCGACTTGCAGCCGCTTACGCCCAGCAGAAACATCATCACGGAGACTTTCGATAGTCGCGTTAGCATCAGCAAGCTCCTTTGTATATCTGGCATCGAGTTCTGCTACATCACGTTGCCGCTTCTGCATATCAGCGATGATGGATGTGGCTTTATCGCGCTGGTCTTTGTAGGCGATAGCGTTATCACGGTAATGATTAACAGCCCATGACAGGCAGACGATGAGGCAGATGACCAGAACGTAGATAATCGCGGTTACTCTGCTCATTGTTGCCCCCACAAACAGACTTCACGCTCAATCTCACGGCGAGTCATCAGCCCTTTCCATTGCTTACCGCCAGCGTATGTCCAGCGCCGTAGCTGATCACATGCGCCTTTGATATCGCCCTGGTTTATTTTGCGAAGAAGCGTCGATGTTCTGAAATTGCCAGCGCCCACGTTGTAAACGAACGAGTAAAGAGCGCCGCGCGTTGTTTCCGGTATATCGACGTTGATGTACGGGTTTATTTGTCTGGCGACCGTGGCAAGGTCTTTATTCAGGAGGGCTTTGCATTCTGCTTCGGTATACGTTTTACCGGGCATGATGTCTTTTCCGGTGTGTCCGTGACATACAGTCCATACGCCAACGATATCTTCGTATGGTATGTAGCTGACACCTTCCAGGCCATCGTCACCACTCGGACCAGTGATGAGCACAGACGCTATGGCAACAGCCCCACCACCAATAGCAGCAGCAACGGCTTTTCGTAATGATGGAGGCATTATTCACCTCTCGCAGCCTTGCGCTTATCTTCTTTAATCTTGAAATAAAGGTTTGTCAGATACGTCAGCAGGCCAAACAGCAGACTCCCCAGCACACCTATTGCCACCCACTGGGACGGAGAGACTTTGTCCAGCAGCTGCAGTAACCAGTATCCCGTCCCCACCGCTGACGTGGTGTATGACACACCTGTTGTGATTTTTTCCATCTGGTACATACCCCGTCTCCCGTTATCCGGAAGCTGACAACAATAAAAAGCCACCAGTTAATTCCTGATGGCCCTGATGCATAAACGTCATAATACCTGACTGTTATGATTGACAATAATGATAATGTTTATATAGAAAGGTTCCCGATGTGTGTTACATATCATTTCTCCACGGGGAATATCCCCACGCCAGCGCAGACTCTTTTACCCGTTCTCTTCTGCGCTGGCTCTTTTTTATTATGCTGCTGCATTTACCTCTGGCACCAGGCTTTCTATCTCAACACAATACGTGGTACTTCTTGTAACCAATATCATAACGATTAATCGACATAGAATTTCTCCCGTGTACAGGAACAGAGTTAAAAAGCCGGAACCGGAATCAAATCACAGGATGACCATCTGCCAGTGGCAGGTCATAAAAAAAAGGCCGCGCCATGCGCAGCCAGAACTCACAAGGAAAATGATAGAAGGAAATAACATTAGTGATGTACGCATGGCGCCTCCCGCTAAGTTCTGCAATGATCAAACAGAACTCGCTACGTGCCCTTAAAACTCGATCATTTAGCCCCTCCAAGGAGGATTCACCATGCGGTTGGTTTTTTAATAAACAGTAAACAAAAAAGTCAAGAATTATTCATTCTGTTCTTTCATCATCGGCCACAGCAATACCACAATGCCGCAGACCAGAGCGCCATCAGTCAGTACCAACATTATCCTGCTGGTGAAATCCATCATCACCATCACTAAAAGCAGGATCACAACAGCAAGCAGACACAGTTTATAAAACAATGTTCAGAAAACGCATTCAGCATGCCTAAGGTTCTATTCCTACGAATAGCCAACTTGCAACTTAAAATATTATTTATGCAGCCAATTAAATTCTGGTCCTTACAATATCAACCTGAAGATTCTTATCTTGTGCTGATTGATAAATGACAAACCTTTTACTACCTGCATTGAAAGAAGTAGACAAAACCAGACAATTATCATAACGAGCAAGAACATAATACCAACCATCATTATAATTAATCATTTCATATTCTTTCTTAAACTGTGGTTTGTAATATCCTGTCAGAAATGAAAAAAGCCAAAAATATGCCACAAAAGCAATCATCACAATCTCAAAAAAATGTTTTTTTATAAATGGCTTATCATAGAAGCATGATACCGATAAAAATCGCCCATAAGATCTTATCGAAATTGTAACCGCCAGCGCAATCGCTGCTGACAGTAGCAAAAGAGGTACCTGAATCTTCTGTCTCAATATAGAAAACTCAATAATTGCCGGCACAAACAATAATTCCACAGCAAAATAAAGGCGAAATACATTTAGCTCTTGCATAGAATGTTTTCTTTTCACTGCGAAAAAGAATACAACACCAATACCCCAACCGATAAGAAATATAGCAATGACGATAACTGCAAAAAATAAACTTCTGGCAACATCATCAACACCTGCACCTACAATCCACCATGGGAAGCCGTAGTAAAAAGAAGTACCCCATCCATAGAAATAAGCACTCCCCCATCCAAGGCATCCCATGTAGGCAATAAAAAGTGAAGAACTCCTGAGCAGCGCACCATCCTTCATAACCACCCCAATACAAGATGATAACATTGGCTTACAACTCATAACAAAAGCAATTCAATGCCGTCAAGAGGTTACAGGCTAAAAAAACTCTATTACATTGCAGTCAGCATGTTTACTACACAAATACAATTCAGAGCATAAAAACTACTCGGCGGCAGGTTATTGAGACTCATCAATGACATGTAAAAAACGCCCATTATTGGTGTCAAGTTTCCCCAAAGTTATTCAAAAAGTCAATATTATGCCGTTAATATGTTGCCATCCGTGGCAATCATGGCGCTAACGTGTGATCGCATTCAAAATGTTGTCTGCGATTGACTCTTCCTTGTGGCATTGCACAACCAGAGCGTCATACAGCGGCTTAACAGTGCGTGACCAGGTGGGTTGGGTAAGGTTTGGGATTAGCATCGTCACAGCGCGATATGCGGCGCTTGCTGGCATTCTTGAATAACCGACGCCTTTACATCTTCCGCACTCTTTCTCAGCAACTATCCCCCACTGCTCTGTTTTGGCTATATCAACCGCACGGCCTGTACCGTGGCAATCTCTGCATCTTGCGCCCGGCGTAGCGGCACTACGGCAATAATCCGCATAAGCGAATGTTGCGAGCACTTGCAGTACCTTTGCCTTAGTATTTCCTTCAAGCTTTGCCACGCCACGGTATTTCCCCGATACCTTGTGTGCAAATTGCATCAGATAGTTGATAGCCTTTTGTTTGTCGTTCTGGCTGAGTTCGTGCTTACCACAGAATACAGCCATTCCGAATCCGGCTTGTGATTGCGCCATCCCCATAGCAGCCATCACATCAGTACCGGAAAGAGAGTCAGAAGCCGTGGCCCGTGGTGAGTCGCTCATCATCGGGCTTTTTGGCGAATGAAATTTAGCTACGCTTTCGAGTCTCATGCGCCTTCTCCCTGTACCTGAATCAATGTGAGGTTTCCGCAGAACACTGCGCCAGTATCGATATACATCTGGTTGGCAAATTTGAGTGGTTTCACTGCTTGCGTATGACCAAAGATGAACGTGTCCGCGCCTTTGATTTCTTTCACGATCCCGTCTTGTGAGTTGCTGATTCGTTCGCGGTTCCAGATTACCTGCTGATGATCAACTGGCTTTCCAAACTCGTATTTATCACAAGGATAATCGGCGTGGCAGATGACATATTTTTTTCCTTTACTCACCAGTTCGATGATTAACGGAAGTTCATCTGCTTTATGGGCAAGAGCTTTAGCTAGAATTTCTTTGTCGTAATCGAGATTAAAGAACCAGCCACCGCCATTAAGCAGCCAGTGATTGACGTTTCCACGCTCTGATAAGCCATCAATCATCATTTGCTCATGGTTTCCACGTACAGCTCTGAACCAGGGGAATGTGATTAATTCCAGGCATTCTACGTTCTCTGTACCGCGATCAACCAAATCGCCCACCGAGATAAGCAGGTCTTTTTTGGTGTCGAATCCTATCGTCTCCAGTTTTTTCATCAGGTTCGTGTAGCATCCATGCAGATCGCCAGCTACCCAAATATTTCGGTATTTGCTGCCATCAATTCTTTCGTAGATATTCATGCAACCTCACTTCTGCTGTTTCGCAGTTTTTTAAGTTTCTGTTGATACTCCGCCTTGATGGCCCTGCACTCTTCGACAGTCCAGCGATAGCGGTTATGGTTTGATTCGATTTCCTCTACTGCTTCCTGCCCGATGCGGCTAATCAGTTCGACGCGATACGGAACGAGATTTCCGCTTTTGTGCTGGTTGCACACCACGCATTGCTTGTGAATATTGCGTTCATCAAATCGGAGTTGAGGTGCCGCAGCAGTTGTCCGGTAATGTCCGGCATCCCACTGAGCAGACGTGAGTGTTCCGCACGAGATACATGGTAAGTCGCGGTCTCTTTCTCTGATGAAGGCGTTTACGGCTTGTTGGGCTTGTTTAATCCAGTAACTGCGGGGCTTTAAGGCGAGTTTTCGAATCTTAAGTTTATCTTTCTGTTTCTGATCCTCTCGTCGTCGTTTCTTCTCTGCTGCTTTTTCCGCTTTTTCGCGTTCTTTACTTCGTCGTTCGAGTGCTATCTTGGTTCCACAAATCTCATTACACCAATATTGATTTTGATATTTTGGTATAAACCATTCATTGCAACATTTACATTTCCTTCGATAGATTCGCATAAGTGCTCCTTTCGTTGCCGGAAAAATCACCGTAATACTTATCTCGGGCTTCTTCAGCAACTAGTACCGCTAACTCCAGATCATCAAAGCATCCGAAGTGTTTACTCTTGCCATGGAATCCTAGCCTAACATTCCATTTTTTCTGTCGTTTGTGCCAAGTAACCCCTCTGCAACCTGATTTGCTATTCTTTCGGATCCTTATATTTCTTGAATTTTCTATTGGCAGGCATTCTCTTAAATTTTCTGGCCTAGTGTCGGTCCTAATTCCATTAACGTGGTCAATTTGACCAGCAGGCCAACGATTATGAGTTATGTAAAAAACTAAGACGTGAGTTTTATATCTACGCCCATCTATCATGATCATTGAATAACCGTTGGAATCAAAAGTTCCAGCAACACTATTTAATGCTATCCTTCCCTGAGTGGGAACTTTCCATCTAAATACCCCGGTAGATTTATCGAAACTTAGTAACTCAAATATCCTTTTAACAGTTAAATCTTCTCTTTTACGGTTACATCGTCTTCGCGCTGGTTTAGCCATCGCCTTCTTCCTCCGTAATGGTTTTCTGAATTTGGCCACCTGAACAGAGCTCACCAAAGCTATGGATGTCGGTATTTCCACAATACCAAGATGGCGAAAATAACTGCATGATAAGCCTCAGGGAAAAGGGAAGACACTACCCCCGATAATTCAGAAACAAATCGAAATACATGAACTAAAGAAAAAAATCACAACAAATAGAAATAGAAATAGAAATAGAAATAGAAATAGAAATAGAAATAGAAATAGAAATAGAAATATTAAAACAGACCACCACATTCCTGATGTCATACTCACTAACAATTTTTCGACAACATGGTAGCTCATAGCACGTTATCGTGTAGACACCCTCTGCTACGTATTCGGTGTTCAGTGCAATATCTACAAATACTGGAAAAATCTAAAATCGAGGCAAGTTTTTAGTGATAACTATAGTTAGACTATATTGACGACCTGATGTGCTGTATGTAATAACTAACAAAAAATATTTTCCATGGGATTTTTTATTTTAATGAAATGCAAAATATTTTTATCAATAGTTAGTATTATGGAAAACCATTAATTCAGGAGGAAACTTGATTCCAAATTCAACTTCAAATAAAGGTTATGTATGCATTGACATGCAGTGTTCGTCAACCTCTGAACCAACAGCTTCTACCTCCAGCAACCGGAGTATTAAATTAGCCGCTTCCACAAATGTATATCCGATAACAAGAAACGACTCCGAGCTCACTCTGAACGATTTTCTTGATAATAGCTCTTCTACGTCATCATTGGACTACATTAATGAATTGGGTTCTCAACTGACGTTAAATGATTTTCTTGACAACATAAAGACAAATGAGGTGGATAGAACATGTACGGATGTGGTAATTAATATCCCACAAGAGATACAAACAAATACACAGGAAAATGATTTGTTATTATCCGATAAAAATAATTCAATATGCATTGAAATCGATGAAAGAATTACAAAAATCCTAACATGCAAGCAAAAATATCAACTGGACAGCATCATTCATGAAATTATACCAAAAGAGAATGAGAGTGCAGAAACTGTTCTCCATCTTATGAGAGTTCTGAACGATCAATATCATCAGGTATATAATCAGTCAGGATGTTTTTATAAAGCCTATATGGCCATACACAATAAAATCGAACAGATACTTCCATATGCGTTCAGAGCCGGAGGCGGAATCAGCATTCACTTGCTCATACAGGCATTATTTTTTAATGGCGACTATAACAAATCACCTTCACAGTCTCAACAACCATCTTTATATACATCACCTTCTCCAACAATAAATACAGAAGCATTCTTAAGTAATGTATTATCACTAGATATAACCCAGGTACGCATACTTGGTGATTTACTATCAGCAACTTTATTTCATGCACCAACAATATTCTATCAATATCCTAAACTAATAGATGAAGTTAAGTATTGTATAAGTAATAAAAAAATAACAGGTTCGGTTATAGCACGATTTACTCTATGTTTAACAAGTACATTACTAACCATGTCACCACTGTTAATGCTTAATGGAGCAGTTAAAACAGGTAGCATAGTAAGAACTATAGGTAGGGGAGTGAGTTATGCTGATATACCATTGGCCTTAGCTATATTAGGTGACTCATGGTATAAAGCTTATAAACATGGTTCTTCTGATAACCCAAATTCTGCTCAGAGATTTATATCGCAAGAAGCGGCCTTTAAAACCACCCAGCGGGTATTAACACAAGGATTAAGTCTGATGTCCTCTTTATCGGGAGCAATCATGCGCTCTCTTGAGAAAGGCACACCACCACAAATGATGTCTTTATTCATCGTAAACATACTAAATCTATTATTTCATCAAAATCCATATGAAGGGGCATCAGCAAGTGCTAATGCTTTGAAAAGATCAACTTACTCCCATAATCCGGACATACTAAATACTCAGGCAATAGCTCTTTGTGTTGACCTCCAGCATACAAAAAATATAACCATGCCACTTTTCAAAACAAAAGACAGGATATCTTACGCATTCAATGGACAAAGAACATCCCCAGAAGACCAAAAACAAATACTGAAAGAAGTTATAAACTCCTGTACCCAAGGAGAAAGAGCCATTTTAAATACATCACAATCAGAAACATGCAAACATAAAATCGATGAGATTTATGAAAAAAGATTCTCAGAAACAGAACTAAATACATTACCAAACGAAATGAAAAATTTCTTGATATTTTTGAACAAAACTCATGAGAAAGATATTTCGCGTTTAAGCATGGGTAACGAAGTTAATGAAAAAATAATTGCAGTTATAGTCAAGACGTTAGCATATAGAGAGTCTATGTTGTGTTAGACTTTAACTCTACATTGATATAACATTAGCCAAATATTCAACAGTGTATGCGACCAAACACCAACATGTCGCATACATATACAATTTGAATATTTAATTATATTTACTTAATGTATTTCTATAAAAGCAAATTACAAACTCACAACAAAAAACCTCATAACACATTAACAATCAATTCTTTTCATCTTTATAAATTCTCATATCAGGCTTGCACCCGATAAACCGACGAAAACTATTTAAAACCCATCGAGTGAAGTAATCTCTAAAACCAAAGAAATACCAAGTGAAAATATTCACGATAAAATGCCCGGTCAAAGCCCCTCCTGTACCGCATGCAAGAACAGTAAAAAATCAGATGTTTTCATAAATATCAGTCCTCATCGTTTTGCCTGGCATGTCCTTTACCAGCAATCTTCTGTATGCACTAAGCCTAGATAGAATCCACTCAGTGTACACTGAAGCCCGCTCGACGCTTTCTTGTTCGTAACTTCGATTTTGGTCAATCACCTTGTTTTCCTCGCACAATGACTTAGCCACCGGATATCCCACAGGTGAGCCGTGTAGTTGAAGGTTTTTACGTCAGATTCTTTTGGGATTGGCTTGCGTTTATTTCTGGAGCGTTTCGTTGGAAGGTATTTGCAGTTTTCGCAGATGATGTCGGTGAAACTTCGTCGCTGTCGTCTCATTCGTACCTCCTGTCGGTAAATCTGACACCCTGACCAATAGCCCAGGCTGTTGTGTACTCGATCAGACTTGCCATACGCTTCACGCTCATCTGCGCGCTGCTTTCGCGAATGTTGACGTATTCGCCTTCAAGGCCGGGCAAAACATCAGCTTCCTGCTTTGTTGCCACTGCATGACCGCTTATCAACAAAACCTTCCATTGTTCTGGTTTTAACCATTTATCGCACCATTGAACCTGACGTGCGATATCCGCCAGCATCGCGTGAAATTTTGCGTTCTGGTAAAGGTTGCGCTTGTAGTCAGTAATGCGGATGGTGACTGGCTTGTCTTTATCGAGTGGTGTTGCGAGGATGGCATTTATTGCAGCTTGCTGTTGTTGCTTAGTTCGGAGGAAGATTGTTTGCTTCACTGAATACTCCTTTATTTTTTATGCCTGTAACCCCATTCTTCCAGCAACCTTGCGGCGTACCACCCAAGAAACAAAGGAAAGAACATTACAATGAGATATTCCCCGCCACGGTCAATGTTCGAAATTGACCAGATTACGATGTAACCAGTGTAGGACAGGAATATTACAAACCCCAAAAAGCTACTTCGTCGACTCATGCTCACTCCTTCACTTTGATTCCAGCAGCGCGGATGTTTTCCTCATAAGCATCCATTGCATCACCGAAGCCATTGGAATAATCAACAGTAAACCCTTTGGCTAATGCTTCTCTGCTGTCGATAAACTTTGGCGCGGTTATTTCAATAGCTGATCGCGATGCCTGCCACGTTTGCCAGTGGCCTTGAACATCGTCCATCACGTATTGACCACCAATATTACCGCTGCCAATTTCATGGTGATTTTCAGGGTAACGGATAAGGTCTGAGGATTCGCCTCCACGTCGCAACCAACTTTCTTCAAACTTCTTTCTTAATTCGTCCATCGATACTTACCCTCAGTTCAACTCACAAAACGCCACGCCATTTTTGCTACAGCGACAGGCGCAACACCGATAATCACCCACAGGAGAATGCTACCGAAAATCACACCCGCCAGGTCTTTACCTTCGCCTACCAACCGGACAAAACTGCTGGCAACCACAATGAACGTCGCCACCATCCACATGGCACCGAGAATCCTCAATGCAGAAAAAATCAACTCAACCACGATTTACTCTCCCCCAAATAAAAAGGCCTGCGATTACCAGCAGGCCTGTTATTAGCTCAGTGATGTAGATGGTCATCTTTTAACTCCATATACCGCCAATACCCGTTTCATCGCGGCACTCTGGCGACACTCCTTAAAAATCAGGTTCGTGCTCATCTTTCCTTCCCGTTCTTCCCTGGTAGCAAACCGGTAATACACCGTTCGCCAGACCTTACCTTCGATAACCAGAAGACCTGCCCGTGCCATTTTAGCCGCGGCCTGATTTATGCTGGTTACTGTTGCGCCTGTTAGCGCGGCAACGTCCGGCGCACAGAAGCTATTATGCGTCCCCAGGTAATGAATAATTGCCTCTTTGCCCGTCATACACTTGCTCCTTTCAGTCCGAACTTAGCTTTGAGTTCTGCGATCTTCGCCAGAGCCTGTGCACGATTTAGAGGTCTACCGCCCATGACAGGAAGTTGTTTTACTGGTTCAGGGATCGCCTCACCACGGTTAATTCTCGCAGTCATATGGACAAGCTCATCTGCGGCCTTACGGCGTAATTCCGCATCAGTAAGCGCATTGGCCCGCATGTTCTGATACAGGTTGGTAACCAGCCAGTAGTGCGCGTTTGATTTCCACGGATAAGACTCCGCATCCGGATACAGGCCTCGCTTCCGGCAATACTCGTAAACCATATCAACCAGCTCGCTGACGTTTGGCAGTCCGGCGATAACGGATGCTTCTTCCCGGCACCATGCAACAAACTGCCCGGGTGATGGCAGAAATGGTCGATTCTGCCGACGGGCTACGCGCATTCCTGCGTTAACCTGTTCCATTGTGGTGATCCCGTTTTCCCGGAAAGCCAGAACCCACTGGCGGCGGATTTCGTTCAGTTCGTTCTGGTCACGGTTAGCCAGGCTCGCCGGGAAAGTTGCCAGTAACTGGCTGAACACACCGTTGATGATCTGCGCTACCTGCTGTACCTGAGGCTTTTCGTCGTACTGTTCCGGCATGTTGTTGGCGATCCGACGCATCTGCTCACGGTCAAAGTTAACCATCTGTGCGGCGATGTTTTTCATAGATCCACCCCGTAAATCCAGTCTGTGTTTGTCAAGTCGAGTTTTGGTTTGCTGGCTGTCACGGCTGCCTGTTGCTTGTTACGGTTGATTTCGAGCTGGGTCCACTTGTCGCGGAGTTTGGCCGGGCTAAGCACGTTACCGGACCAGAAGTTGTCCTGGCATGCCCAGCGGAACAGTACACACATGTCGCGATGGTTGCGTCCGTCACGTTCACGCATCAGGCGGATATCGTTAGCCCACCCAGCAAAATTCGGTTTTCTGGCTGATGGTGCGATAGTCTTCACCATGTCAAACATCCACTCTGCGGCGGTCAGGTCTTCTGCTGTCCCCCACTTGCTGCCGCTCTGAATTGCAGCATCCGGTTTAACCACAGAAAGATCGTTTTCTGGCTGGTCAGAGGATTCGCCAGAATTCTCGGACGAATAATCTTTTCTTTTTTCTTTTGTAATAGTGTCTTTTGTGTCCCCCTGTTTTGAGGGATAGCAATCCCCCAATTTGAGGGATGTTTTATCCCTCGTTTTAGGGGATTTTCCCTCGTTTTGAGGGATACACCATTCTGAGATGTTTTTATTTGGTCCAAACATGCCGCATTGTTGCTTGATAATATTCATTCTGACGAGTTCTAACTTGGCTTCATTGCACCGTTTGACGGGTAACTTTGTAATCTCGCTAAGTTGAGAATCGGTGATTCTGTCCATTGGTTTATTCCACCCATAGGTTTTACGCAGAATGGCAAGCAGCACTTTAAACTGTCGCTTGGTCAGATCTGCGCCTGAATAAGCCTCAAGCAGCATATTTGATAGTCTGGCGTAACCATCATCGAGATCTGCCACATTACGCTCCTGTTCGGCAAAGTTACCTCTGCCGAAGTTGAGTATTTTTGCTGTATTTGTCATAATGACCCCTGTGGATTGATCCAGTAATTCCCTCAGAATTGCATATCAATTTGCTTAGAGTCCCCGGCGGCCACCGGGGATTTTTTCTTTGTGATTCCATCAAGCGCATACTTAAAAGCCCTGCTAATCGGACTGATGTCTGATGCCATTCCGAAAGCACACAAGACCGAAGCAATAAACCGCCAGTCCGTTCTGCTTATCTTCGATTCATGACAGCCAATCATCTTTGCCAGACCACGCTGGGTAAGCGTTGACAAGTTGATGAGTAAATCTGTTTCTGCGCGATCAACGTCGCGCTGTGATAGTTTGCTGTAACTTGTTTGTGTCATTTCTTACTATTCCCATAGGTAAATAATCACTAACACTCATCTTTCGATGAGTGCTTAATTAGTTACCGCGTTGTCGGCGGTGCAGATTGATAAAGAGCGGTGTTACTTATGCAGCCAGAAGGTTCTTTTTGCTTATTTCAAGCATTTCGCTTGCTTGATATTTGCCACCAGAAATCTCTTCGATTTTTGATGCGTATTTAGTTTTCCCAAAAAACTCAGTCTTAGGGAGGAAGCCGTTTTTGAGCCACTTATAGACAGCCCTTTCGCTAACTCCACAAGCCTTCGCAACTTCAGGGATGCCGACACCTTTAATCGGCTCATCAAGATTTTGCATAGGAATACCCTTTTTCGTACTTTCAGTACGCATTATGATTGAACTGAAAGTTTTTGCAAGTGCTTTAGTATCGTACTCATGGTTCAGAATGAAAAAGTGCGCAAAGAATTCGCCCAGCGGCTAGCGCAAGCCTGTAAAGAAGCTGGTCTTGATGAACATGGTAGGGGAATGGCCATAGCCCGTGCCCTTTCTCTTTCGTCCAAAGGCGTTAGCAAATGGTTTAATGCTGAGTCTTTACCACGCCAGGAAAAAATGAATGCGCTTGCGAAATTTCTAAACGTTGATGTTGTTTGGCTTCAGCACGGCACTTCGTTAAATGGAGCGAATGATGAAGATACTTTTTCAATTGTTGGCAAATTAAAAAAAGGGTTAGTGCGCGTGGTTGGTGAGGCAATTCTTGGTGTTGATGGTGCCATCGAGATGACCGAAGAGCGCGATGGGTGGCTCAAGATTTATAGCGATGATCCAGATGCCTTTGGTCTTCGTGTAAAAGGAGACAGCATGTGGCCCAGAATTAAATCAGGAGAATATGTACTCATTGAGCCTAACACCAAAGTATTCCCAGGTGATGAAGTGTTTGTCAGAACCATTGAAGGGCACAACATGATCAAGGTTCTTGGCTATGACAGAGACGGAGAATACCAATTTACAAGCATCAATCAAGACCACAGGCCAATAACGTTGCCTTATCATCAAGTAGCAAAGGTGGAGTATGTGGCTGGTATTTTGAAGCAATCTCGCCACCTAGATGACATCGAGGCAAGGGAATGGATTAAAAGTTCGTGACTTCATCGTCACATAGCTGGTAACCAATGGCCTGAAGAGACGTTTGGGTGACAAGAAGCATAGGTATTAACAATAACTTTCATGGTGATACGAATCAGTGGCTAAAAAAGGCGACTTTAAGCCTACCCAGAAAGAGGTTGACCAAGCTATTACTTGCTTGAAAAAAGTAACTTTTAGCGGAGTTTCGTGGACCGGAAGTGAGGGACGAACCCCAATCTGGTTTAAATTGGATCTCAAAGCTTTTGATGAAATTGGCAACCCAATCACAGGCATAAGATTTATGCTTCACTGGCGTTCTCCTATCGTTGAAGGGGTGGATATAGTGAAGCTTTCATTTGTGATGTTTCTTCATGACAGGCGCATTTACGCGCTTGACCCGTACCCTGCGCATAACAAGTCACACCGTAATAAATCTATAGTGCACCATCCAGATTTTGTTGAGGTGGCTCGAGGTCCTCACTATCACATGTACTTCGAATCAGCTGGGGAAGAAATTGCACTCAAGCTTGAAACGAACATCAAGCCAGATGATTTTTTTGGCTACTGGAATTATTTTTGCGAGGCGCTTAATATCATATATGAAGGCAGCCCACCTTTACCGAATCAAGATAAATCAGGTCAGCTATCATGGGAAATGTAACGTGTTCAACAGTCATATCTAAGCTCGGGTTTGAATGCCACCCAATGAGCGACACGTTGCTGCGCGTTATTAGTCCCTTCACATACTACGATGATTGTGAGCAGATAAGCGTATTCGTTCAAGAGATGAGTGGTCAGTATAGGGTTACAGACTACTGCGATACATTGATGAATATTGAATCACGCGGCATCCACCTGACTAAAAAGAAAATTGATCTGATCAGGTCATCACTCGCTTCGCAAGGAATTTCATTAAATGACTCTGGAGAGATATCTGCGTGGGCAGATGAGTCGTCCGTTGGACAGGTAACTGCAAATGTTATTCGTGGTGGGATTCTTGCATCCGCCCAAACTGCTGATTGGTACGCTGAGGTCAAAGACGATAAGTTTGAAAAATGTGTAATCAGTTACTTAAAATCAGCAGGGCTTGGGAAGCGACTAGCCTTAAAGGAAAAAGTGAAAGGTATTAGTGGGCATAACATTACTGTTCCGTTAACGCTAAGGAATGAGTCTCGACTAATACCACCAAAACGCGGGTTTACGGTAAGCCTTGCCAGCAGTAAAGGATGGAATACTGCCCACTCAACAGTTGGGAAGATTGTTGACTTAAGTCAGGTCGTTCCTGACATAAACAATAGATTTGTAATAGTTGACAGCGATGGGTTAACACCTGAGCTACAGCAACTATCACTACTATTTAATGATACCGCACGAGTGTTGCCATTCCATACCAGAGACTCTTGGATTGACTCTCTGGTAGCCTAGAAAAACCCGGCCTCTGCGCCGGGTTTTCTTTACCTCACGTTCGCCTCCCCTATTTAACATCCGCATATGTGCTAACCCACGAACTAACACGCCAGCAATACAGTCCTTTCTCCCCTACAGACCAATCTTCAATCTTTGCAAAAATAAATTCCCTTACATATCAAAATCTTATCTAATAAAATTAATGAGTTACAAAATTTCGTACTTATAGTTCTTGATAATATCGAACTATTAGTTCATTATTATCGCCATCTGCAGGATGCTGGCAGCCAAACGGAACAGATTGGCAGGCTCTTTAACTTCGATGGGGCGCTGACAAAGTGCAAACAGATACCAAACGAGATGGATTTGGCGGTGATGTGAATTGCAGCTGCAACGACAGCAACCAGAAGATCAGCATCTGGCACATCACCCCCAAAGCCATTTCACATGAGGAAAACATCATGACGGTAATCGTGTACGGGAAATCAACATTTGCAGGAAATGCCAAAACTCGCCGTCATGAGCGGCGCAGAAAGCTGGCTATCGAGCGTGATGCTATATGCAACATCATCGATTCGATCTTCGGCACAGACAGTGAGGAACCTGTTCAGGAAGCCCCGAGAAAACGTTTAAGCCTTTCTGAAAAAGCAATATCACTCGGAAGCCTTCGCTGCCAGAAGGCAGAAGAAGTCGAGCGTAAACAGAACCGTATTTACTACCGCAAGCCACGCAGTGAAATGGGTGTGACTTGTGTTGGTCGCCAGAAAATGAAATTCGGCAACAAACCACTTATTTGAGGTGAGATATGGAAGAAGAATTTGAAGAGTTCGAAGAGCATCCTCAGGATGTGATGGAACAATACCAGGACTATCCGTATGACTACGACTATTGATACAAATCAATGGTGTGGACAATTCAAACGATGCAATGGATGCAAGCTGCAATCGGAATGCATGGTTAAGCCTGAAGAAATGTTTCCTGTAATGGAGGATGGGAAATATGTCGATAAATGGGCAATACGAACGACGGCAATGATTGCCAGAGAACTTGGTTAACAGAACAACAAAGCTGCCTGATAGTGGCCTTTATTTTTGGCATAAATAACAGAATAAACACTGCACTGTGTATTCATTCCAACGAGTGAATACACGGAGCAATGTCGCTCGTAACTAAACAGGAGCCGACTTGTTCTGATTATTGGAAATCTTCTTTGCCCTCCAGTGTGAGGGCGATTTTTTATCTATGAGGATATGAACAGATGTCAAACATCAAAAAATACATCATTGATTACGACTGGAAAGCATCAATAGAAATTGAAATCGACCATGACGTAATGACAGAGGAAAAACTTCACCAGATTAATAATTTCTGGTCAGACTCTGAATACCGACTCAATAAACACGGCTCTGTATTAAATGCTGTATTAATCATGCTGGCGCAACATGCTCTGCTTATAGCAATTTCAAGCGACTTAAATGCATATGGTGTTGTGTGTGAGTTCGACTGGAATGATGGAAATGGTCAGGAAGGATGGCCTCCAATGGATGGTAGCGAAGGAATAAGAATTACCGATATCGATACATCAGGAATATTTGATTCAGATGATATGACTATCAAGGCCGCCTGAGTGCGGCTTTACCGCATACCAATAACGCTTCACTCGAGGCGTTTTTCGTTATGTATAAATAAGGAGCACACCATGCAATATGCCATTGCAGGGTGGCCTGTTGCTGGCTGCCCTTCCGAATCTTTACTTGAACGAATTACCCGTAAATTACGTGACGGATGGAAACGCCTTATCGACATACTTAATCAGCCAGGAGTCCCGAAAAATGGATCAAACAATTATGGCTATCCAGACTAAATTCACTATCGCCACTTTTATTGGCGATGAAAAGATGTTTCGTGAGGCCGTCGACGCTTATAAAAAATGGATATTAATACAGAAACTGAGATCAGGCAAAAGCATTCACTACCCCCCTTTCCTGTTTTCCTAATCAGCCTGGCATTTCGCGGGCGATATTTTCACAGCTATTTCAGGAGTTCGGCCATGAACGCTTATTACATTCAGGATCGTCTTGAGGCTCAGAGCTGGGCGCGTCACTACCAGCAGATAGCCCGTGAAGAGAAAGAGGCAGAACTGGCAGACGACATGGAAAAAGGCCTGCCCCAGCACCTGTTTGAATCGCTATGCATCGATCATTTGCAACGCCACGGGCCAGCAAAAAGCCATTACCCGTGCGTTTGATGACGATGTTGAGTTTCAGGAGCGCATGGCGGAACACATCCGGTACATGGTTGAAACAATTGCTCACCACCAGGTTGATATTGATTCAGAGGTATAAAACGGATGAGTACAGCACTCGCAACGCTGGCAGGGAAGCTGGCTGAACGTGTCGGCATGGATTCTGTCGACCCACAGGAACTGATCACCACTCTTCGCCAGACGGCATTTAAAGGTGATGCCAGCGATGCGCAGTTCATCGCATTGTTGATCGTCGCCAACCAGTACGGCCTTAATCCGTGGACGAAAGAAATTTACGCCTTCCCTGATAAGCAGAACGGCATTGTTCCGGTGGTGGGCGTTGATGGCTGGTCCCGCATCATCAATGAAAACCAGCAGTTTGATGGCATGGACTTTGAGCAGGACAATGAATCCTGTACATGCCGGATTTACCGCAAGGACCGTAATCATCCGATCTGCGTTACCGAATGGATGGATGAATGCCGCCGCGAACCATTCAAAACCCGCGAAGGCAGAGAAATCACGGGGCCGTGGCAGTCGCATCCTAAACGGATGTTACGGCATAAAAGCTATGATTCAGTGTGCCCGTCTGGCCTTCGGATTTGCTGGTATCTATGACAAGGATGAAGCCGAGCGCATTGTCGAAAATACTGCATACACTGCAGAACGCCAGCCGGAACGCGACATCACTCCGGTTAACGATGAAACCATGCAGGAGATTAACACTCTGCTAATCGCCCTGGATAAAACATGGGATGACGACTTATTGCCGCTCTGTTCCCAGATATTTCGCCGCGACATTCGCGCATCGTCAGAACTGACACAGGCCGAAGCAGTGAAAGCTCTTGGATTCCTGAAACAGAAAGCCACTGAGCAGAAGGTGGCAGCATGACACCGGACATTATCCTGCAGCGTACCGGGATCGACGTGAGAGCTGTCGAACAGGGGGATGATGCGTGGCACAAATTACGGCTCGGCGTCATCACAGCTTCAGAAGTTCATAACGTAATAGCAAAACCCCGCTCCGGAAAAAAGTGGCCTGACATGAAAATGTCCTACTTCCACACCCTGCTTGCTGAGGTTTGCACCGGTGTGGCTCCGGAAGTTAACGCTAAAGCGCTGGCCTGGGGAAAACAGTACGAGAACGACGCCAGAGCCCTGTTTGAGTTCACTTCCGGCGTGAATGTTACTGAATCACCGATCATCTATCGCGACGAAAGTATGCGTACCGCCTGCTCTCCAGATGGTTTATGCAGTGACGGCAACGGCCTTGAACTGAAATGCCCGTTTACCTCCCGGGATTTCATGAAGTTCCGGCTCGGTGGTTTCGAGGCCATAAAGTCAGCTTACATGGCCCAGGTGCAGTACAGCATGTGGGTGACGCGAAAAGATGCCTGGTACTTTGCCAACTATGACCCGCGTATGAAGCGTGAAGGACTGCATTATGTCGTGGTTGAGCGGGATGAAAAGTACATGGCGGGTTTTGACGAGATGGTGCCGGAGTTCATCGAAAAAATGGACGAGGCACTGGCTGAAATTGGTTTTGTATTTGGGGAGCAATGGCGATGAAGCATCCTCACGATAATATCCGGGTAGGTGCGATCACTTTCGTCTACTCCGTTACAAAGCGAGGCTGGGTATTTCCCGACCTTTCTGTTATCCAAAATCCACTGAAAGCCCAGCGGCTGGCTGAGGAGATAAATAATAAACGAGGGGCTGTATGCACAAAGCATCTCCTGTTGAGTTAAGAACGAGCATTGAGATGGCACATAGCCTTGCTCAAATTGGAGTCAGGTTTGTGCCAATACCAGTAGAAACAGACGAAGAATTTCATACGTTAGCCACATCCCTTTCACAAAAGCTGGAAATGATGGTGGCGAAAGCAGAAGCAGATGAGAGAGACCAGGTATGACAACCACTGAATGCATTTTTCTGGCAGCGGGCTTCATATTCTGTGTGCTTATGCTTGCCGACATGGGGCTTGTTCAGTGACACCTCAGCAAGAAAACGCCCTTCGCAGCATTGCCCGTCAGGCTAATTCTGAAATCAAAAAAGCCAGACAGCAGTTTCCGGATAAAAACGTCGATGACATTTGCCGTAGCGTACTGAAGAAGCACCGCGAAACGGTAACGCTGATGGGATTCACACCGACTCATTTAAGCCTGGCGATCGGCATGTTAAACGGCGTCTTTAAGGAACGGTGAACATGAAAAGCAAAATCATCAGGGAGCTACAGGCTCCTTTTTTATTATTCGCATTTACCCTCAAGCGTATTAACCAACAATTCAGGGATTAATGAAAGATGGCGGACATCATTGATTCAGCATCAGAAATTGAAGAATTACAGCGCAATACAGCAATAAAAATGCGTCGTCTGAACTACCAGACTATATCCGCCACTCATTGTTGTGAGTGTGGCGATCCCATAGATGAGCGAAGACGCCTGGCCGTTCAGGGTTGTCGGACTTGTGCAAGTTGCCAGGAGGAGATCGAACTTAACAACAAACAGAGAGGCTCAAAGTGAGCGAAATTAATTATCAGGCACTGCGTGAAAAGGCAGAGAAAGCAACTAAAGGAAGCTACATCGTAGGGCATACATCTGTTAACCAGCACGGCAGTTTAACAGGAGTTTTTGTTTGCCAAAAATGGAAAGGAGAACCCGGTGGCGTGATTGCGGAATGTCATGTTAACTGCCTGATTGAATCAGATGATCAGGCTTATGCAAACGCTGAATTCATAGCAGAGGCTAACCCGGCTACCGTGCTGGCACTGCTGGATGAACAGGAAAGAAACCAGCAATACATCAAACGCCGCGACCAGGAGAACGAGGAGATTGCGCTTACGGTTGGGAAGCTGC